TAAATTTACTTTACCTAGTATTGTAGCAACTGCTCCTGGCAGGAATGATGACCCTAATCAATTAAATAATTTAGGAGCTAGTTTCTTCTTTGTAGTAGAAACAGCAGCAACTGATATGGACATCTTAACTGATGGTACTGATAAATTTGTTGGTGGCCTATACACAGGTAAAGATGACGCTACAGGTAAAACATTTATCTCTGGTGCATCTAATGATGTGATTACTATGAATGGTTCTACTAAAGGTGGACTAGCTGGTAGTATTGTTAAAGTTACTGCTATCGCTGCAGCTAAATACGCTGTCGAAGGTATAATTTTAGGCTCAGGCACTATAGTTACACCATTTGCTGACGCATAATCAGGAGTAAAACATGGCTGATACAGTAACAAGTCAAACTATTCAAGACGGTGGCAAAACTGCCGTCTTGAAGTTTACTAACGAATCAGATGGCTCTGGTGAATCTTCTGTTAAAAAAGTAGATGTTTCAGCATTAGCTGCAGATAGTGCCGGTAACGCCTGCACTTCGGTTTCTATTGCTAGAATTTACTGGGCATGTAGAGGCATGGGTGTGGACATCGAGTTTGATGCTTCAACAAACGTGCTTGCTATACCTTTACCAGCAGATAGCACTGGTGATGAGTATTATGATTTGTTTGGTAGCATACCTAATAACGCAGGTTCTGGCGTAACTGGTGACATAGACTTCACAACAGTTGGTGCCAGTAGTGGTGACGCCTATTCAATTATTTTAGTTTTACACAAAAACTACTCATAGATATGGCAACCTCTGGAACTAATGCGTTTGATTTAAGCATCGACGAATTAATTGAAGAAGCTTACGAACGTTGCGGTCTAGAACTGAGAACAGGTTACGATTTAGATTCTGCAAAAAGATCATTAAACATAATGATGGCAGATTGGGCTAATCGTGGCCTGAATCAGTGGACTATAGAACAGAGAACATTTACCACTACAAAAGGTACTAGTGACTATAATTTAGGCACAGATATTATTGATGTGACCGAAGCAGTAATTACTAGAAACAGCACTGATATTCAATTAGAAAGAATCAGTCGTTCTGATTATTTATTTACTCCAACAAAAACACAACAAGCTAGACCTACACAATTTTTTCTAGATAGACAAACTACTCCCGTAGTAAAACTATTTCCAACACCTGAAAACTCTACAGACGTAATTAAATATAATGCGTTGACTAGAATTCAAGACGTTGGAGATTACACTAATAATATGGAAGTAGTCTTTCGTTTTATTCCGTGTTTGGTTTCTGGACTAGCTTATTATCTAGCAATGAAACGAGCACCAGAAAAAGTACAGCTTTTAAAATCAATTTATGATGAGGAGTTTGATAGGGCAGCTTTTGAGGATATAGATAGCGTTAGTTCTAGGTTCTTGCCTGGTCGAACTATTATGTGATGCCGAAGAAAAGAGATCCAAAAAAAGGTACAGGTAAAAAACCAAAAGGTTCAGGACGCAGGTTATATACTGACGAAAATCCAAAAGATACAGTAAAGATAAAATTTGCTACACCAGCAGATGCTAGAGCTACGGTAGCAAAAGTAAAAAAGATTAAAAAACCTTTTGCACGAAAAATTCAAATACTTACAGTAGGAGAACAACGTGCTAAAGTTATGGGTAAAAATCAAGTGGTAAGTATTTTTAAAAAAGGCAAAGAAGCCATTAGAAAACAGAGGAAAGCATGAGTTTTGCTTCTAATAAAAACGCCTACGGCATTTGCGATATATCAGGTTTTCGCTATCGACTAAAAGATATGCGAAAAACTTGGGATGGTCTACTAGTTGGACCAGATCAGTACGATCCTAAACATCCACAACTACAACCAAGGCACAAACCAGCTGACCCTGAAGCTTTACGTGATCCTCGACCCAATACTGATTTTGAGGTTGGACAAGGTAAAGTAGTTACTACTGAAGACCCTATTGGCACCATGATTATAGGAAATAAATTAACAGCATCTATTGGAAATGTTACAATCACGACATGACCTTAACAGAACTAAAAACTTTAATTCAAAATTTTTGTGAAAGCACAGAGACAACTTTTGTTGCTTCGTTAGATGATTTTATAAAAAATACAGAAGATAGGATATTTGAATTAGTTCAATCAGATTATTTTAAAAAAATAGTGGCAGGTAACGTTAGCACTGGTAATAGATTTTTAACTTGTCCAACAGATTTTATTTTAAGTTTTAGTTTAGCTGTTATTGATTCTAATAACGACTATCACTATTTATTAAAAAAACACTCTAGTTTTATGCAAGAGTACAACAAAGATATTTCTGATACTAGTCTACGTGGTTTGCCAAAATACTACGCTGATCAAGATAAAGAACTTTCTTCTGGGTCTAACGCTGGCTCCACTTTAATTATCGCTCCAGTTCCTGATGCAAATTATTCTGTAGAGCTAACTTATTTACACAAACCAAATAGTTTGGTCACAGATACAACTGGAACGTGGCTATCAACTAATGCTAGAAATGCTTTGCTTTATGGGTCTTTAGTAGAGGCCTATACTTTTTTAAAAGGCGAACAAGATTTATTGCAACTTTATGAAAATAGATTTGTTCAAGAAATAGAAAGACTTAAAAATAGAGCGGAAGCTAGAGGTAGACGTGACGAATATCGTTACGACGCATTGAGGTCGCCTACTACTTAATGAAACCAATAAAAAAACTAAAAGGTAAAACTATAGGTATTGTTGGGTTGGGGTCAAGTTGGCTTGAATACAATTTAGCTAAATCACACGGACAACATTTTGATGAAGTATGGGCAATAAATAATGTCGCTTCAGTTATTTATCACGATCGTGTTTTTATGATGGACCCACCTAATAGATTTTTAGATAGTGATGATGCTGGCGGTCAAACTGAAGGCATGAAAAGTCTTTTACTTAAACATGACAAACCTATTTACACCTGTGTTGATGATGAGCGCTGCAATGAAAACCTACAAAAATATCCGGTCTTTGAAATACTTAAAGATTTAAACTGTCACTATTTAAATAATACCGTTGCATACGCTATTGCATTTGCTTTATGGAATAAAGTTGGGCACCTCAAATTATTTGGCATAGATTTTTCATACAAAGGTAATTTACATTTTGCTGAATCAGGCAGAGCCTGTGTTGAGTTTTGGTTGTGCAAATGTTCAGAAGCAGGAATGAAAATAGAAGTAGCAGCTAGTAGTGCTTTGTTAGACACAGCTGTACCTTTAAATGAAAAATTATACGGCTATCATAGACTAGAAGATCCTTTGATACCTATAGTTTTAGAAGACGGCACTTTATCTGCTCAAACAGAAAGTTCTTTGCAAACAAAAGTTGTTGCAAAAGAAGGAGTTTTGATTGGCCGTCACGATGAGCATTTAAAACCAGTGGAGCCAAAAAAATGGTAGATGAGATAACTCCTGGCGGATTGCCAGAACTAGGCGTAGTAGAAACTAAAACAACTAACTTTGGTGGGCATCCGCCAGAGTTTTGGGCACAGAGATTAGCTGAAAAAATAGCTGATTATTCTGAAGATAATGAGCCACACATAAAAGAACAAGCTAAAGCGTATCAGAATTTAATTTATGAAGTTAGTTTGATTTACATAAAAAATGCTATAAAATCATACAAAGCTAGTTTAATTCAAGAGCTAATAAAAGCCGGTGATGAAGACTTAGCAAAAATTATTAAGAGGATTTAACATGGCCATTACATCTACATTAACTACTAGTTTCAAGCAAGAGTTGCTTGAAGCTGTACACAACTTTAAAAACTCAGGCGGCGATACTTTTAAGTTAGCTTTATATACTAGTTCCGCAACACTTGGTGCAACTACAACTGCTTTTGTTACTACTGGTCAAGCTTCAGGCACTAACTATACTTCAGGCGGCGCAAATTTAACTAGAGTAGATCCAACTACTGGCGGAACTACAGGCTTTACTGATTTTGCAGATTTAACTTTTGGTACGGCTACTATTACAGCTAGAGGTTGCATGATTTACAACTCATCTGATAGTAATAAATCAGTAGCTACCATTGATTTTGGTGGAGACAAAACTTCAACCGCTGGTGACTTTACAATAGTTTTTCCAGCTGCTGCTGCATCTACTGCTATTATCAGAATAGCGTAAGGAGGAAAGCATTGTGGCCC